AACCCAACAGGGGCGGTTTATAACCGCCAGCAATTAAAAGAATGGGTGGATTATGCCAACGAGAAGGGTGCGGTCATTCTGTTTGACGCTGCATATGAAGCGTTTATCGAGGATCCGGCGCTGCCCCATAGCATTTTTGAATTGGACGGTGCACGCACCTGTGCAATTGAAATTTGTTCCTTGTCCAAAACTGCCGGGTTTACCGGAACGCGGCTTGGCTATACGGTAGTGCCGACAGAGTTGGAGCGGGATGGTATGAACCTGCATGATATGTGGGTGCGCAACCGTACGACAAAGACGAACGGCGTATCGTATATCATTCAAAAAGGCGGCGCGGCGATATTCACACCGGAGGGGCAGCGACAGATTCATGAGAATATTCAGGTGTATAAGAACAATGCAAAGGTTCTGCAATCAAAGAGCCAATGGGATTATTAAATCCAAATCAAAACAAGATTAAAGAAGACGCATGGACGTCTTTTTTTAATACAAAAAATAAGAAAAGGTAGGTAAAAAATATGAAATTTAACGAAAAGAAAATTGAAGATTTAGTAAAAGAACTAAACGAAGCTCCAGCAGAGCAAAAATCAGAAAAAATTATTGAAACTATACAAAGTATAGTAGATGAAAATTACGCAGAAGTAATTTCTCAATATCAAAAAGAATTTGAAGAATATTCTGCAACAAAAGAAAACGATGCAAAATTTGGGTTACGTTCATTAACAGAAAAAGAAAAACAATGGATTGATAGAGCGATTAAACAAGAAGATGCAACAAGTTTAACAGGTAAAGAAATTGACTATTTACCAGAAACAACCGTAAGCTATATTTTTGAAGATTTAAAAACAGCTCATCCATTATTTCAATATATTGATTGGGCTCCAGCAGGCGTGCAAAAATGGTTTTTGTCTGAAAGAAGTGGAAAAGCTACTTGGGGTAAATTAACTAGAGCTATTATTGACAAAATTGAAGCAGGAATTAGTACATTAGATTTAGAAGTAAATTCTTTATCAGCATTTATGTTTGTACCAAAAGCTATTATCAATATGGGATATAAATGGATTGATAGATTTGTAAGAACTGTTCTATTAGAAGTAAATGAAGAAGGAATTGAAGAAGGAATTGTAATCGGAAATGGTAAAGATGCTCCAATAGGATTATTAAAAGACTTAAATGGTGCAGTAGTTGATGGAGTTTATCCAGACAAAGAAGCGGTAGAAATTACAGACTTAGGACCAGATAGTTTTGGAGAAAAAGTTTTATCAACTTTAAATAGAAAAGGTAAAAGAAATGTAGATACAATAGTTATTATTGCTAATCAAAATGAACTTGATACAAAAATATATAAAGCAACTCACGTATTAAGTTTTAATGGCTATGTAAAAGCAGACAACTATAAAAACTTTGTATATGTTGCATGTCCACATGTGCCAGAAAATAAAGCGATTGCATTGTTACCTAAAAAATATACTTGTGGAATTTCAAGAATGGGAATTGACTTTAGTGATCACTATAAATTTTTAGAACAATTAAGAACTTATACAATTTTAACTTATGGCAATGGAAGACTAAAATCAAATGATGATGCAGTAGTCTTAGATATTACAAACTTAAAAGAGTTAAAGCCAATTGTTCAAACAGAAGGAGAAGTAACAACAAAAACTGCAATGCAAGGAGCTTAGAAATAAGCTCCTTCAAACTAATAGGGAGGAATTAAAATGGAAAAATACATAGTCATCTATGAAAGATTTAAAGACTTAGAGGATAATGAGTATATTTATGAAAAAGGAGATACTTATCCACGTGAAGGCTTAGAACCTTCAAAGGAACGAATTAAAGAATTATCTACTAAGAAAAATAAAATTGGAGAAATTCTAATTAAAAAACAGAACAAAGAATAGAGGTGTATTTTATGACAGATACACAAATAGAAAAACTTTTGCAAGAAATAAAAAGAGAGCAACACACATCATCATTTAAAGAAGATGAGGAATTTATAAGTTATATAAAAGATGGCGAATATGACATCAATAAAAATTGTGGTACAGAAATTGATTATAATAAAGATTTAAAAGCAAGAAGTCTACTCAAAAACTATGTCTTATATGCTGATTATAAAAGATTAGCAGAATTTAAGCAGTTATATGGAGCGGAATATGCTTTATTACAAGCAGAATATTACAAACCTTCCGACCTATAACGATGGTAAATTTAGACTTTTTGAAATAAAACAAACTAAAGATACTTATCCAGTAGAGTATTTACACGACACTGGAAATGATATTTGGTTTGAAGAATTATCAATTTCAGATATATTAAGATTTGATACAGAAGAAAGAAAAAAGAAAATAACTTATAAATTAAGAATATCACAAACAAAAGAAGTAAATTCGTTATGTGTTGTAAAAATTGGCAATGAATATCACAAAGTTTTCAATGCTTATCATTTTACAAATAAAGATGGATATAAGCAAACAGATCTAACATTAGAAGAATATCCACGAGTGAAATTGGAGGGAGATATATGACAAAAGAAGAGTTAGTAGAATTACTAAAAGAGTTAAATGTTCCGCTAAGTGAGTGTAGTCCGAAGGATACTGATATAGAAGAAGAAATAAGAATCCATTTTTGGGACTACGTTTGGGAAGATATAACTGCAAGCGGTTCTAATTACAATACAAATGTTACATATCAAATATCTGTAATAGCAGATAAGCCAAGACACTTAAAACTTTTAGAACTAAAACGAAAATTAAACAATAAAGGTTTATTTCCGATTATTCAACATGAGCATAATGCAGAAACAAGAAGAGTTCATTCGTTCTTTTCTTTAGAAGTATTAGAAAATATTGGAGAAATAGTAAATGAGTAACGAAGTTTATGGATATGATGGATTTCAAGAACTATCAAAGATGCTAGAAGAATGCATAGATAAAGTTGAAAATGTTGTAGATGTTTTAGAAATAGGAGCAAAAGAATTTGTAAATGCTTTGTTAAAACTAACAAAGCCAATGTCACAAATAAGAAAAAGTGGATATACACATTTAATTAGAACTTTTTCTTATAGAAAAAAAGAAAAAGAAATAGAAGTTGGTTGGGGAAAATACTATGGTCCAATGCTTGAAAATGGAACTAAAAATATAAATGCTCAACCACACGTTTTTCCTTTGTGGGAGAAAAACAAAGAAAAATATTATAAAACAATGATTGCTAAGTTAGGTTTAACTTAGTATTTTTTTAAAATTAAAAAGAAAGAAGGTATTAATAATGTCAATTCAAACAAAAAAACCTATGGTAAAAGAAACAGTTGGAGGACTATATTATGCTTTTAATACACCAAGCGAAAATGGAGATTTTAATCCAAAAGCATATGAAGCAACAGTAGTTAAAAGTGATGTAGTAAAAAATATTGGAACTACTGAAAATGCAGAAACAGTACCAGTTAGAGCAAGTGGACAAGATTATATAACAGTAAATCAAAGTGAAAGTATAGAAATGGCAATAGAAGTAGTTGCCTTTGACCCAGCTGATTTAGCAAAAATGAGAGGGGACGTAATTGCAACAGGAGGATTAAATCGCTCTGGAAGAACAGCGGTAAGACCGTTTTTTGCATTTGGTAAAGTTGTAAGGAAAGTTGGGGGAGGCGTTGAATACGCATGGTATCCAAAATGTCAATTAGTAGAAAATACAGACGACATAGCAACTAAAGAAGAATCCTTTAGCGAACAAAATGATACAGTAACTATAAAAGCATATTCATATAATGATTTAGCTGATAAAAAAGTATATGTAAATAGCGAAATGGATAATTTCCCAGAAGGCTTGACAGAAGAAAAATTCTTCGCAAAGCCAATTTTAGAAGATACAGACTTAGCAACTGCAATTACACCAGGTACTTAATAAAAAAAGCGAGGCTCTAGAATCAATTTAGAGCCTTTTTAAATTTTATCTAATATAATTTAAAGGAGAAAAATAATGGAAATAGAATTAAAAAATGGGGAAAAACTAGTTTTAGAAGTGACACCACTTTTATTAGAATATGTAGAAGATTACAAAGGTGGAATCGAACAATTGAAAAAAGATGCACAAGGACAAAAAGACGTAAACGGTTATACAAAGACAATGTATGCAATTAATCAATTATTATATGCACTAATAGCGTCTAATTACGATACGCCTTTAAAATATAGACAAGCGGTGCGACTTGTGAGGCTAGAAGATGTAGATAGAATTATAAAGTTTGCAAGTGAAAATATTCCTAATGCGAATGCATCAACTAATCAAATAGAAACACATAGAATATAAAAAAAGTTACATTCTATTCCAAATTTCGACAGCATTTGACATTCGATGTGTGTTATCCTCTTTTTAGGGGGGAAGATTATGAAAGATTTAATAAAAAAATGGTGGTTTTGGATGATAGGATTTGGAATAGCTATTGTAATGGGATTTACTATCGTAATAATAGTGGCTTTTAATACAATTAATCCTGATAAAAATTTAACTAAACTAGCTAAAGAATTACAAGACTACTATGAAGATATAACAGTTTATCAGTCAGCAGGGAAAAACATAATAATAATTGATTGCTATTTTGATAGTAAAGAAGATGGAATAGAAAAATCTGAAAAAATAGGGGAGATTGTAGGGAAATATGTAGATTATTTATCTGTATACAAAAATATTAATATGAATATGTATACAAAAGATGGAATAAAGACAATTTTTGTTATAGATATACAAAAAAAGAAAATAGAAGAAAATAAAGAAGAAATTTGGATATTGCAAGATTCAGTAGCTTATAATGAAGAACAAAATAAATTAAAAGAAAAGCAAGAAAATGATAAAAAAACGCAGGAAGCCAAAGATGAAATCGCGAGAAATCAAGCAGCTATAAAACAAGCAGAAGCTGATATTCATGCTGCTGAACAAGAACAACAAGAAGTTGAATTAAAAATTGATGAATCTAATAAGAAGATAGAAGAATCTAATAAGAAGATAGAAGAATCTAATAAAAAAATAGAAGAATTGAAAGCTGAAGTTCAAAGTTTACTTTTATATCTACAACAAATGCGTGGGCAAAATGCTTATGTGGAATATGTCAGTGGTGCTTCTTCAATGACAGAAATGATAATGCGTATTGCTACAATTGAACAAGTGACAGATCATATTCAAGAATCTATGGATAA